CTTTGGGCATAAAGACTGTCTCGCCATTGGATTCAAATACTAACCTCTCAGAATGGCGTGGAGCAATTTTAAGAGCCATTCCTGACTCCATCACAGACGCTTTGTTTTGAAATACGTGTTTTCTTTGTTTTTCTGGTCCAGGGACAAATGTTTTTGATGGTTCAAATTTAAAATTAACTTTAAAAGATATTCCTGCAGAATCTAAAGATGTTAGACTAAACAATCTATCATTTGCGCTTCCAGTCTTACCCCATTCATATACATGGTGAAATGCTTTTGGCTTTGATCTTGCTTGTGAATCTATGTATTGCCCAAAATCTTTTTCTATTTGATTAAACACTACCTTTTTAAAAGTACTTTTAAACTTTTTGCTATTGCTTAATTTGGCAATTACATTTGCTTGATAATATAAGGCAGCAGAAATTTGTGCAATATTACTGTCTTGAATAATTCCCTTTGGGCTTTTGTTATACATTAATCTTTCAAGACCAGAAGCTGCTTGAAGCAGCATTACGTTAGATTCCAATTTGCTGATTCTCCGATCTCTTTAGAGAAGAATTATAACCAATCACTCTACCAAATGGATCTGTTATAGGACTACTTCCAATAACTTCAAATACTGTGGGTGTCTCTGATGGATAGTCCTGCTCTGTCCAAATTGATTTTCCGTCCCTGTCTTTAATGTTTGAAACCTTGTGCCTTAAAGATATTTTACTTTCGGTACGAACTTGAATATTTTGCTCATTTTTGTATTTGTTGGAAAATGATTGAGTATCTCCAGATCTAGAAGTTGAAGAATTACTTATAATGCTTTTTGCATAGCATGGAATTGTTGAATAATAAGACCATTCTTTTTTTATAGCACCAGTATCATCATCCTGAATATCTGTTTGTCTATAGATATCCAAGTTCATGGGCAACATGGACTGTATTAAATCTATCATTAAATTACTACCATATTACTTAAAACATATGAGCTTAGTAACTGGTCTGCGTAGGCGTTTCCAGTTCCAGCATATGCGCTAGAGTTATATTCAAATTTCCAATCAAATGCTTGAACATTTTTTGCGTATTTGTTTCTCCAGACAGAATCTTTAGAAAAGTAATCTTTCATTAACTCAATACAAGCTTGGCTAACTTCTGTTGGAACCCTATCCCATCCAAATTCACCATGAATTGTGTATCTAATATTTTTTCCAAATAAAGAACCTTCGCTATCATTAACGCTAGGTGGCACAAATCCATTTGCAGTATAAACTGCATTGTCTATTGAATTAGTTTTATTTATTCTAATTCCAAAACCAGTTTCTGAAATAATTGGATTAAATATCCAGTTGTTAACAGCAGGAACAGATTGATTGTCAATTAAAAGGATATCGTTAGAATACAGTTTATTTAGTTTATTTATTTTATAAGGTAATACTAATACGTCTGAGTCTGATCCGTATACTACTTCTACGTCTTGGTATAAATAAAACTCTTGACCTGTATGTCCTTCTATAATTTTTCTAGCATATCTCTCTGCAGATTGAATCTCTTGATAATTTTTATAATTTGGATCGCTAGGGTCTGATCCGAAATTTAGATCTTGCAAATGTTCATTAATGTTTATGTAAGGAGTGACTACATCAACATATGATGCATGGTATCCCTCTGTTCCAGAAATTGAATACGACCAAACTAGCTTGAAACTTCTATTTCTTTCCGTATAGTTAAAAGGCAATATGACTTGATACGATCCAGAATCTGTTTCTACGCTAGTGGCCGTAAGTGTTGTTAAGATTGTAGTTGGGGAAATGGCAGGGACTATAGAAGGATCCTCTGTAACATCGTAAACTTTTACTGTAACTGTGTCTGGACTGACAAGTTCAGACTCCCAATATATTTTGCTTTTTATTGGAGTCCTACTATTTACATAAATCTCTGCCATTTTAAAAGGTTAAATTAACTGTAGAAGTCTTGAACTTCCCTTGGGGTAGCTAATCTAAAACCTTCCTCCTTATCAAAAATTTCTTGAGCAGCTTCTGCAGACATTGCAACGAATGGATGTTCTTTTGTAAAAGTAAATCCTAAAGCATCGTATCTGTAATTGTCTCTTTCCATCTTAACTAACAAAGAATTTGGATCTATTTCCTGATTTAAATCAAATCTTGGTAATACTTCAATTTCTTCTTTAGCTTCTTCAACATCTTTAATTGCTTTACTATACACTTCCCAGGTTACCCCGTCTTCTGTTAGCGCCGCAATAATGTCGGCTTTTCCTTTTAAATCACTTGCGTCTACGCCGAAGTCTTCGGCTGCCTGCTTTAATTCAGATAATTTCAATGTCTCGAATGACATATGTTCTCCTTTTGGTTAGGTCGTTTAATTATATCACTAGTAAATTCAAATGAAAAGCCCCCAAATTAAATTGGAGGCTTTTCTTTAGATAAATAGATTATTTCTTAATTAAGAAGCAACCTTAACATCTTTTACAACTACCCAAGCATCTGGTTGTTCGATTTGAACGCCAACTCGAGTATACATTGTGTACTCAATGGAGTCCTTACGAGGCCAGAAGAATCGGTAAACAGTTACATCACGCTTGATACCAATAACTACGTTATTTGGGAATGTCAAGTGGATATCTCCGTGTGAACCTGATGGGCTTGCATATGAACCTGTTTGTGTCTCAGGAAGAAGTGGTACCTCAACAATTGGAATACCAAATGCGAAAGGTGCTACATATCCTGCTGCTCCACCAAGTCCTGGTGTTGCACCACGGATAACGCTTGATGCGATATCTTGTGGGATTGTGTTGTTTGTTCCAATGCTGTTAGCATATAGGAAATCTTGGATTAGGTTTGAACCTGCCAAGAAGCGAAGGTCTCCACGACGTTGCATGTATTTACGTGGCATTGCTTTTAATGCCTTGTTAAATAGCTCACGAGAAACTCCAGCTCCAGCTCCAGCTACAACTCGACCATTGGCCTTAGCTTTAGCTACAACTCCTTGGAATGCCTTGTACAGAGGATCTGATCCGCTGCCGACACCATTAAGGATTACATCCTCAATGTCGTTTCCTGCTTGTGTTGCCATCAATCGTGCAATATGATCTTCTAGATCTGCACCCTCAATGTTGTCTTCTAGAGACTCAGTTGAAAGCTCCCAGTCTAGACGCAATTTCTTTGTTGTCAAAGAAATCTTTGAGAAAGTAACTGCTGCGTTTTCTGCAGTGTTATCTCCTTCTGTTGCAAGTTTCATAAGCTTTTCGCCTACTGACATGCGGTCAATTTCTGCAGTGTCTGCTCTCATTCGAACGGTACGTGCGACTTTTCCAATTACGGTTGCATCGAACATATAGTCTAAGAAGCGAGCTGACTGCTCTGGGTTAAGTAGACCACCGTTTCCGTTTTCGGAACCAGCGTGTGTACCTGTACCACCAGTTGTGGACGCAAAAGTACCTGTTGCTGTTGTACCAGCTGCGATTGCCTTTTCTAATGTTTCATTGCTCATTATTTTATTTCTCCTTATTTCTTACTTTATTAGTTCGTTTACGGAACCGAGGAAAGAACCGTTCCATTTTGATTTTTGGACTTTTACTTCCCTAGACCCGCCAAGGTCTGAGGACTTTTTAATTGCAGTCTCTGATTCTACTGCATCGACACGCTTTTCTACTCCATCAATCGTGTTTCTGATGTTCTCAACAGTTTTGCTGAGCTCTGAGTGTTGTTCTGCCAACTCTGTAATTTTGCTTTCTACGCTTTTGCTTAAAATTTCAACTGCATTTTTAATAGTTGTAACTTGTGCTGCGTTTTCTTCTGAAGCTTTGTTTAGAGTTTCTGAGAAAAAGCCTTTTAAATCACCTAACATTTTTGCAAAATCAGGTTTTTCAACAACAATCTCATCAGAGATGTCTGTTGCTTTTTCAACGATTTCGGCAGAAGCATCTACTAATACGTCTTCTGTAATAGCTTTTTCAATTGTTGCTTCTGCAACAACTTCTACTTCTACTGCTGCGGTTTCTTCAACCACTGCGGTTTCTGTGTTTTCTGACACTTCATTACCTCCTTGTGCGTTTGCCTGTTTTGCGATTGTTTGTGTTTCAGGCAACGTTAATCTTGACTTCTTAAATGAAGCAAGAATCTTTTCTATTTCTTTTGCTTTGTTTATATCATCAGTTTCTACCCAACCAATTAAACTTGCTTGCTTGCCAGTTATTGGGGAATTGAATTCAGCGTCTGTTGACATAAATACAGAGTCGCTGTCTTCACAATAAAAAATATTTTCTGTTTTTAAGTTTGTAGAAATTCCTTTAAAAATTAATTGTCCATTCATTTTTTCAATAGATAGAATATTACATAATTCGTTTGCTGGAGAATCTACTACTGACAGCTCCATCAAAGCATACTCTTTAATAAATCTAACTGTTTGCCCAGTTGCTTTGTTTACTTGATTGTCAGACTCTTTAATCTTTCCACCAATTGAAAATCCTGCAAGTGTTCCGTCTAGAATTTTTTCCCATGTATCTTGTGCGCCTTTTGAAATGTATGCATCTACATATACTCCACTATAAAAATCATTTGACTTTGGATCATAAAATGTTTCTGGTTTAAAAGAAACCATTTTGCCTACAGCGTTAGGACCATGCATCTCTCTAATGTTGCCACGGAATCTTTCAAAAGCTCTCATGCTTGCTTCTGCTGTAACTACATCTCCTGTTTGATCTACGTTGTCTAAAGTAGCAAAACCAGAGACGGTTCTTTTCTCTCGATCAACCTTTGTAAAAGGGACCGATAGGCTAATATTATCTCCATTGCTGGACCAATAAGATTTTTCAATATTCATATGCCTAATTTTATAACGGTATTGTATATAAGGCAAATACTGGTTGCCTAATAATTATTCGGTGACTCTTCCCCCACCTTTTTCATTTCTGCCCTCCCCAGAATTATCTGGTGAATTGGCAGATCTTTCCTGAGTTCTTTTTCTAGAATTTAGGGCTTGTGCGGTTTGCTCAGATTTTTCCTGAGCTTTTAAATCTACAACCTGATCCCCGCCATCTCGAGGAATCATTCCCTTCCTAATTCTAACTTCGTTAGGGGTAATTACCTGCATTCTTAAATATCTTTCATCAATTTTAGACTGGGTGTCTTCGTCTGTTAAAGTTAATTCATTAAACTTTAGCATTACCGCATCTGTTTTTTCTAATATAATTCTATTTAATTTTTTCTCTAAAATGTCTTGTGCTGGTCTACACACCTGCTCCTTAAACATTTTATCTGCGTCTCTTGCAGAGGCTAAACTAATTCCTTCTGGAACTCCTATTTTATTTATTGGAACTCTGTGGGCTAAAAGAATTTCGTCTCTGTTGGACTTACGATACACGTTAAATGATGATTCCTGGGTTCCAGCTTCAATTGGCTCCATTTTAAATTCAACTTTTGAATCTGGGCTATCTGCTGGAAGTGGGACATACAAGGACCTATGATTTTTTCCTTTTAATCCAACTTGGAAAAATTCTAAAAGTTTACGCTCTGACTCTGGAGAGAGCTTGGCTCCCTTAACGGTAATAATATATCTAGGTACGGCTTTGTTTTCAAAATAGTCTAAATTATACTTACCAGCAAATTCATTTCCTGCGGTTGCGTTTTGTGCAGAAACAATATCTGGCAATCCATAATAATTGTTCATTGGTGTGTATTTCTTTAAATGAATAATTTCATTTGGTCTATCTGATCCATCTGCAATAGGATTTGGTGTTTCTAAATCTGCAAAGTTTCTAAAGAACACTGCTTTTCCATAAAGAAGCTGAATGAATCCATCCCTTAGTCTACGAACACGCATGGTCTTTGCTGGTATATGTCCTATGTATCCAATGTTACCTGCAACCGTTCTTCCTATTTCAAGAAATCCATTTCCAGTTGCCTCTAGGTCAATATAGGCTTTTATTAGTGTTTCTGTGAAAGTCTCTTCTTCGTTGGTTTCTTCTAGCCAAGTATCTAAATCTTGTCTAAGTTTATTTAACTTCTTTCGAGCTCGATCTAATTGCTTTTGATCTTCAATATTATCTAGAGCATCATTTGCTTTTTTTGTTTCAACAAAAGTATACCCAAGTCCAACAATGTTGGCAACCTTTGCGTTAATTGCTGCATAGTTGTATGGTGAAATTTCATAAATTTTAGAAAGATATTCCATGTTATATGTTGGTTCAACCAAGTCAAACATTGCGTAACCAGTAACTGCTTGCTGCATGAGGTTCTGTTGTGTGGCTGTGCCGTCTTGACCAACAAATCTTTTTGATAACTCTCTAGACATTTTTCTACGAAAGTTATTGCCCAAACCCTGAACTTTCTTTAATTCTGATTCTGTTATATTGAATGGGTCGCTGTCTAGAACAGGGGCTTTGTTATGAAATCTAGAAAAGTCTGACGAGTCTGAAATATCTATGTTTTGAACAAAACTATTGTCTTCGTTTAGAAATTCTATCATTTGGATTTTCCTTGTCTTAACGCTTTCATTTCATCTTTATAGTTTCCAACGTCTAAAGCATCTGGGACTAATCCCCACTCTAATCTTTGTTTTTGATGCTCAAATTCTTCGTCATCTATCTTCCTTCTATTTGATAAAAATAAAGGGCTGCCTTCATAAATTCCATAAGATCTGGCTTCTCTTGCAAGAGCATCAATTCTTGATCTATTTCCTTTTAATGAGGTAATTGAAAGATAGTTGCCATCATCGTCTCCAACCCATCTTCCGTCAGGCATCTCCCAGACGTATATCCCTAGAGTTGTTTCTTCTACAGACGTTTGCTTAAAGTTTTTTATATCCATTGTTCCCTAAGTTTACCATTATTTCAAAATAAAGTCCAGATTTTTGCCATATCCTAAAGATATTTAAATATTTTGTACCACTATCCAGTCAGAATTAAAATAATCAACCGACAGCTCTGACATTTTACCTAGCTGATCTTCAATAATTGTACCTTGGGAAGACACATATTTATTAAAATGATCCTGAACTTTTTCGGCACTCAGGGCTGATTCATAAATAGCCAAATTCTGATATAGGCTTTGCCCTCCCAAAACGCTAGATTTATTAATAGAAATTTCTCCATATATGCTATTTTCAAAAACAATAACAACGTGGTGAAGAGAATCTTTTAAAAACAAATTATTTATATTAGTCTGGCTTGTTTTATCTACCCCATTAACGTATATCTTGGATATATTGCTTTTAGATATTGTATTGCTTGACCAAGTAAGGCTACTTTCACTGTACCCGCCTGTAGCAACAGATGTAACCAACCCTCCATTTTGAATAGAATACGGGGTATAAAAAAACTCTATCGATTTTGTTGGGGTTGTCGTATTTATATAAAACGATGAAAGATTTTTTAAGCTGATGCCGTTTCTGTTATCTGTAGAAAGTATTTCATATTTGTTATTGCTTACAGGGATGTCTTGCTGGCTGGCTATATAATTAGAAGAATTTTTTGAGTAAATTTTTTGATTGTTATAAAAGCTTATTGATAAAAATTTTAAAGATGGCAGGTATACGCTATCGTCTGATGTTGTAAAATAAACCCTAATATATAAATTTCTTGTTTGACTAAAAGAGCTTAATGAATACTGAGGTATCGGTTGTCCATTAACGCAAGATTGATAGTTTTGACCATCGACACTTACTGAAACAGAAACTCCGTTATCCCCGTCCCATTCAATTCTTGAAGAGTTCATCTCTGGTCCGCTTGGAATTGTAATAAAATCCTCAATAACAATAGATTGTGAATCTCCGTTTCCCTTTACAACACCAATAAATTCTTTTTGAGAGTTATAATATAAATTATTATCGTTAATAAAATACTGCCATGATTTATTGGCTGGATAGGAATAGGAATACTTTGCTGAAATTGATTTATCTGTAAGTTCAAAAAAATTACCTTGATCTGGGTAAACTATTTGAGTAGGGCT